ATGAACAAACTTTTAACACTACTTAACAATGTCCTCCTGTCTACACTTGAACTTATGATAAACCATTTACCGCCATCAATCCACAACATGACAGTACCAACTATGATTACTAATTCTCTTATTGCACTATCTGAAAAATTGGAAATAGAAATCAACAATAGCAGCGTTAAAAAGGAGGTCGAACATGGAAGAGCCTGAAGAGTATTACGAAGCACATGAGCGGATTAAGCAAGCGATGTATTCCTATGAACTTGAGAATTTAGATGTAGAATTCCTAGGTGGCACTGAATATCAGTTAGAGGAAGGGAAAGTCCTCATTAAGTATATGAGGGACAGGTATTACTTTGTAGTGATTAGATGCTACGACTGGATCATTGATTACAATGAGCAAATTGTTATATCCAAGTTTAGTATATCGGACTATGAAGTGTTTATGAGATTGATTAACGAACAGAAAGTTAAACTGTAATCTGATCCTCAGATTTGAGGGGGTGACATTTTAGCACCCCTTTGAAACTAGGAGTATGCAAATTGAATACCCCTTATAATGAAAGGATGAAGCCAAATGGAATACACGTTCAATTCGAACAACAGCAAGTATATTGCCGATTATGAAGAATTGTCAGTAGAGGATAAGAAGTATTGGACAGAACGAAGATACTTTGCTATGCGTGAATTTATCTCTAAGTATTGCAAAGATCCACTTTCAAATTTGATTCTCGCAATTCAGGTGGATAAAACAACGTTAACTTCGGAACGATTTAAACCAATCAGCTATGCATTATCTGAGTCTATTGGTATTGATCACAGTAATAAAGATGATGTAATAATTAAAGACATATTCGACAGCATACTACTGGATGTGTACAAAATTGATGACAGATTGGCATTAATTAATGATCTTGTGGAGGACATCATCAATGACAAAAATAAAGAATAATTGGAAAGTGGCAATTTACTCTACGATGATTATTGGATTGTCTTATCAATTTTTCTTGGGGATAATAAAATGATGAATATAAACGGCACTGTGTTGAACAGATCTCTGTTCAAAGATATAGAAGGATTGAATATGTCTGCGAATCCAGAAAGGCCAAAAAATGATTCGAACTTTTCTGTTAACCTTAGCGCCCATGGGAATAGAATGCATGAATATTTATTTGAGTCAGAAGATAGACTCGAATTCAAATACAGAGGACTAATAAGGAAGCTATCAAACAAAGATAATACTGGTGAGCAAAGAATGAGAATAAAGGAACATTTGACATGTATTCGTAGATTGAAAAAAAGAGTGAAAGATTTAATATGTAGAGCTAGTGCAACAGATTTAATTAACAAACTTCAATTTGATAAATTGATGAGCGACATAGATATTTGCATTAAGAATTAAAATAAGTATTGTATTACACAAAAATAATACTATAATATGATTAAGGAGGTACATACATATGAGTACAATCTATAATGTAGTGGGTTTACAAAGCAATAGTGTTTTTGCAAGTATAAAGTCTTTTATCAATTCATTCACCAGTAAGCACACTCAACGTACATACGAGCGGTCATTGAATATTTTCTTTATGTGGTACGCTGGTAAAGAGTTGGAGCAAGTTGAAGAAGGTGATTTGCCAATTCGATATGATAAATTTATTGATTATCAGACTCATTTGCGTAATTCAGATTATAATAATTCAACTATTAACAACATGATCGCATCTGTTCAAAGTCTTTATGTATTCCTAGAAAAGACAGAATACAATGTTAAAGCCACCAATCTAAAGATTAAATCATTAATTGAAAACCCCGAACATGCTGGATCATTGCACCCAGATGAAGCAGAAATTATGGCTCAGACTGTATTGAAGCAACGAAAGGGGAAAGAAAAGGCAGCCTTAATTCGATTGGCATATACAGCGAGTTTCCGTAAAAGCACATTGCTATCAATGACCTATGATGACATTGTATTTATCAATGGATGCTATGTTGCTAGAGTCATAATTAAAGGTGGGAAATACCACGAAGTACCTATCCCAACCGAACTGTATGAAGAGTTGTTGTCATTGAAGGAGCTTGATTATTACAAAAATTACACTGACAATAAGATATTTCATTTAAGAACAAAGGCAATCCAAGCAATGATGGACAGTTTGAGGAAGGAATTAAACATTCCTGATTCAAGAAATATAGTTTTCCATAGCTTTAGAAACTCTGCTTTAAAAGTAAGTTTTTCACTTGAGGAAGCCGCAAATCAATTGGGTCACTCAAGTCTGAATACTACTAGAGATTCATACGACAATGAAAAGAAAGACTACTCCAATATGCCAAGTATGAGAATGCACAACAAGATACCCAATAGCGTATTTGATTCATTGTCAAAAGAGGAGCTAATCCAAATGATCCTTGAAGAAGATTCAGGAGTGATCATGAGAATGAAGGTTAAGGCTAATGAGTTATCTAAACAGGGTGACATATGACGTTGCTCTGTTTAGAAATGAAAATACACATGAAGGTGATAAAATGAATATTGAACTATATCCACATAATCAAGAAACATATCAAAAGATTATTGAAACATGGCTTACAGATAATCGTGTGGCAACTGTACAAGCAACTGGAACAGGTAAGAGTATGCTTATTCTTAAATGTCTGTTTACATATCCAAGTGTAAATAAGATCGTTCTGGCGCCATCTCATCACATTCTGAATCAGTTAGCAGATAAAGTTGATGAACTACCCAATACAATTTTGATGACGTATGCCAAGTTAGCCAGAATGTCAGAGGATGATATATCTTCTTTAAACGTAAAAATAATAGTATTGGATGAATTTCATAGATGTGGTGCAAAGTCATGGGGTGATGGTGTAAGCAAACTTATAAATAATCATCCAGAAGCCAAAGTATTGGGAACAACGGCTACACCTATACGCTATCTCGATGGTGAACGCGACATGACAGATGAATTATTTGATGGTAAAGTTGTAACCAATCTAAGCCTACCACAAGCAATCGTAAAGGGTATCTTACCTATGCCTAAGTATGTATCAGCGTTATATACATATGATGAAGAGATATTGAACCTACACGACAAGATCAACAATTCAAGCAACACTGATGAAGAGAAAGACGATATGCGTAAAGAAGTAGAGCAAATGAAAAAGAAACTCGATAAAAGCAAAGGAATTCCTGTTATCCTGAAGAAACATTTGGGAACTAAATCGGGTAAGTTTATTGTATTTTGTCGTGATAAGAAGCATCTATTTGAGATGAAAGAAACAGTTGTACAATGGTTTATTAAAGGTAGAGTCGCCAGCAATGTAATTGACTATTCAATTTACACTGGTAAATCAGGTAACAATAAAATAATAAAAGATTTTAGAGATGCCAATTCGAGTGAGTCTGTTCATTTGTTATTTGCGATTGACAAGTTGAATGAAGGATTACATGTGGATGATATCGATGGCGTTATCTTTTTGCGCTCAACTATGTCACCGATCATCTATTATCAACAATTAGGACGTGCTGTTAAAGTTGGAGGAAAAGAGCCTTACGTTTTCGATCTAGTGAACAACTTCAGTAGCTTGGGAAGTAAAGGATTCGCCAGTGATATTAAAGAGGAAGTAGAGAAGGAAAACAAGCAGCGTAAAATAAAAGGAGAGCAAGAGTTAGAGTTAAGTGACTTTGTAATCTATGATGAGATGCAAGATGTTATTGAGTTATTTGGTAGTGTTGAGAGCCGATTGCGGGATAGTTGGGATGCAATGTTCGAACTCTACTGTAGCGGAGAGGGCAGTAGGAGGATTAGAAGGTGGGAATCATTTCAACGATCACAGTATAGTTTAAAATTGCTAGAAAGAGACAGAATTGAAAAATTAAATCATGTAGGATTCGTATGGGATTTTCAGGAGGGTCTTTGGAGTAATAATTTCAATCTCTTAAAAAAGTACAAGCAAGAAAATCGACACCTAGATATTCCACAAACTTATGAGCTAGATGGAATTAAGCTTGGCTTATGGGTTTTTCGTCAACGTGCAAAGTTCAAAAAAGAAGTGCTTGGATCAGAGAAAATTAAAGCACTTGAGTCATTGGGGTTGACATGGAATCCTTCTCAGGATATATGGGAAACAAATTTCAATTATTTAATGGAATACAAGAAAACTCATAATGATTGTAATGTTCCATATAATTATGTAATTGAAAATGTTAAACTTGGAATCTGGGTTAACAATCTACGTAGAAAGTATTTGAATAAGATGCTTGAAGAGGATAAAATAAGAAAACTTGAAAACGTTGGGTTTACATGGTCTATTAATGGTGACAGATGGAATCATAATTACAGGCTAATTTCTGAGTATAGAAACAAATATGGTCATACTAATGTTCCTACTAGTTGTGAAATAGAAGGTGTAAAATTGGGTATATGGGCAAGTAATAAAAGGCAGAAATATAAAAAAAATAAAATTTCTCAGGAAGAAATTAACAATCTTAATGATATTGGCTTCGAATGGGTAATTCAAAGAGATGGTTGGGAGCGGAATTATGAATTATTACTAGACTATGTTAAATGTAATGGTAACTCTAATATTCCCTACAGATATGAAATAAAAGGATTGAAATTGGGCAAATGGGTGTGTTCTCAAAGGCAGAAATATAAACAGAACAAACTTTCAAAAGAAAGAATAGACAGACTCAACTCAATAGAATTCGACTGGGAACCAAAGAAAGCGAAGCGGCTACAAACTGTATGATACATAGACCATAGATTTAATATAGAATAAACCAAAAACCAAAAAGGAGACAGCAATGAATATTAAGGTATCTAGTGCAACAGTAACGAGTACATTTACTAATGGATTCAGTGTAGACTTTACGTTGCAAGGTGATAATACCGTTCATAGTGGTCGGTTATACCAGAGTTTTTCAAATAAAGGCACATATGAGATGGCGTTGTACTTAACTGAGTCACTACGGAAGTATACGGATGAACCTCATAGCGAAGTAAGTAATCATATTGCTGATCAGATTGTAAGGTTGATTGGGGAAATTGAATAGTGTTACACATACTTGAGGAGTCGTAGTTAAACTACGGTTCCTTTTTCTTTGTCCTGATTTAAACTTAGTACAGACTAAAACAAAAAGCCCACGTATAGTGAGCTGAAGATTATGTATGCTTAATATTTTATTTGCGTTTAAGGTATATAAAGCCAGTAATTAAAGCATACAATCCAACCAATGACATAACAACAGTGGCAATTGTATTGTTAATTAAGACTGAAGTACCCAACAAGATAGCAGCGATAGACAATCTTAATGATGCTTCCTTATTCATTTAATAACACTCCTCACATTAGGATCACACTTAACAAAACACTTAGATACACATTGACTATAGTCAACAACTATTATACAATTGACTTAATTATATTAGGTTAAGGGAAAAAGTGGAGAGGTGTTTGTTTCCTCTCCTTCATAGTCATTGGGCTTGTGGTGAGCCATCCATTTTATTTGCGCTTACGTTTTCCAGAACGTAGGTGCTTTTTTTGTTTGGCTTTCTTCTTACGTTCAGCTATGTATTGTTTTACATCGTGATATACAAGCCGCAAGAATGTTAGAAGTGAGATGATAACCGCTACCTTTTGCCAAGCATCCATGGTGTACACCTCCTTCCCTTAACCTATCTCTATTTTACTATACATATATTCATTCTTCAAGTATTATTTTTGTGTAATTGATACTTATTCTGTTGTTATGTGAAACAAAATGGATTGGAAGTGAAGAGATGCATAGGCTAGATAGTTACTATACTGATGGTGATACACTTGTTATGAACATATACATAGAGACAGTAATTAAGCTGAGGTACGGATATATAAGACCCAGAATACATATACGGCAATTGAAAATGGATATGAAGAAAATGAAATCATTATTGTAAATAATAAATTGAAACAGGAATATGTGGAATCGGAATTAGCAATCTGTATTCAAGAATCGATATTGTCACTTGCAACTTTAGAGAGAGTAGATGGTAATTTGGATCTGGCTGAGCATATAAGCAGCATATTGGACTGGTTATGATGTGGATAGGCATGATCAGGTGAGTGATAACACTCCTGCATGATGAAGGAGAGATGAGCTGTGAGAGTGTGATGGGTTTACATTGCGTCAACCAGTTGATAGCAAACCTTTAAGCAGTCAGATACAGGATAATACATTTATATAAACTAAGTTGTGTGCAATCTAATACTTCTCCTCGGAATTTACTGTTACCTTTTTTGCTGATACGACTAGCAAAAATATAAATAATAATGCTTCAAAAAATGATTTTCTCCCAATTATTTTCCAATTTTAAAATGAAATCTGGCTCATTAATAGTGATCAGTCCAAGTTAATGAAATGCCCACCCAATATGCCTAAAGGACTATACAAGGTATCTTATAAGTTCCTTAGAAAGGGTACTGGGGGGGTATTAAACATCCTAAAAAGTGTGAAAAATGACAGGATATGCCCTAGCACTACTGCTCCGAGACTCAGTATTATTTTTCACTCAACTTTTCCATCAATTTTCACCTATTACAGTCGTCATTACAGTCGCATTTCCCCTTATATATCAACGTTTTTATCCTCTGATTTCTATCAATTTCTCTTCATTTTCACCCAAAACTGGACAAAAACAGCTCAAAACTATTGATAAATCAACGTTTCTACGACTATAACTATCTCGATTCCTTCATATATCCTTTACTAGTGCGGATTATCTCCATTTTCTCCTCATTTTACGACTGTAATTTTTTATACAAGTCGTGTCTCTTCCTATTAAAATAAGACTGAAAATAAGTATTGACGAAATTCAATAACGCAAATATAATACTTATAGAGGGTTATTCCTGAATACGAATTGGAGGTTAAGAATCATTGCAAATTGAGAATATACATAATGGATTTGTGGCAAAGAACTATAGGCACATGTGTAGTTTACTAGGAGAGGTTGAATGTACAGGAAAATCAAAGCAGCTACAACTTAAACGGTGGAAGTGTTATTTTAATTACGAAAAAATAGGAAACAAAATGGTGGTTACAGAAGTATACGAGAAATCGAAACCTTTGCCAAAACGAGGTGGCAACAACGTTAAGTTTAAGAGACTCACGGTAACAGACTTGTTAGGCAATGAAGTTGAACAATGGCAGCAAGGTGAGATTATTACGATTGAAGCTGGAACGGGAGTAGGTAAATCCTACTTCATCAAGAACACATTGTACGAGAAGGCTAAGCGTGAGGGAACTAAGATATTGTTCCTTGTAAATAGAAGTAGACTGAAGGAGCAATTCGAACATGAACTTGAGCGAGACGGTAAGTCAGATATAATCAGCGTCTTCTTATATCAAGAAGTCGAAGCAAGATTGAGAAGGAGTGATGTAACATTCAAAAGTGAATATAAGTATATAGTATCTGATGAGTTTCATTATTTTTTGAATGACTCACCTTTCAACTCTGACACCGAAGATTCATTTAAAATGATCTTATCAGATACAACAAAAACTAAGATTTTCATGTCTGCCACGGCTGATATGACCATTGAATTCTTCAAATTTAAAGGTATAGAATATCGGAGTTACAACATTCCTCACAACTATAGACATATCAAAGAACTATTGTTTTACCGAGATGAGAAGGTTTTAGAAAAGTTTCTCAGTAAAATCAGAAAAAATCAGAAGGTAATTTGTTTTACTAAGAAGGCAGAAAGGGCATACGATTTACATAAACGATTTGAAGATTCACTATTTGTTTGCTCTGAAACTGGAGGATCTGGCTATAAAAAATATGTAGACAAAGAGAAAGTTAAAAAGATGCTTGCAGAAGAGACGATTGAAGAGAAATTTCTATTTACTACATCCACATTAGATAACGGAATTAATTTAAGAGGGAAAGATATTAAGTATATAGTTTGCGACATACATGATGTAGACACACTCATCCAGTGTTTGGGAAGAAAACGAATTATAGATGCTAAGGATCAAGTTACTATTGTCATAAGAAATATCACAGATAAAGAATTACAGGCACATATTAGAGAAAAGGAAAAAATCATTAATCCTGCAACATATCTAATGCAATATGGAGTTATTAAATACATAGAAAAATATCCTAAGCATTACAAAAATCCAATCATCTATGACAAGTTAAGCACTAACAAAGATGGATATGGAAAGGTAGTTAATGAAATAAGATACTTTAAAGAGACTTATGATAAAAAATTTTATGAAAATATGCTTTTAGAAGAGAGTGGATATATGAATTATATAAAAAATAAATTGCAGCAATCCTCGTATGTTTTTTTAGATGAGTACCATGAAAAGTCAACTATAAATGACTATCTTGATGAACTTATGGAAAAACGATTGTATAAACAGGAACAAGATATCTTAGTTAAAAAGGTCGGGCTAAAGGATGCAAGAGGTCGATTACAGCGAAGTCCAGAAGTTATCAATCCCTATTTTGATAATAATGATATTCCTTACAAAATAATAGATAAAAATATAGATCAGAATAGAAAGCTTCCTGACGGAACCAAAAATACAAACTTCAAAAAATCATATTGGACGATTGTGAAATATATTTTGAATAGATGCTAGACGGTTTTTTTCATTACTCAATTAACACAAACATCAGTATTATCAATGCTTTTAAGTGTTTTTTTGTACCATTATCGTGGATAAGTGTTTAATAATATATACATATAGAGTATGAAAAATAGTGCTATTTTCCTTTGATACATAAAGGAATTCTCAAATTCGTTGTTCTATTATCTTGGAAAAGTTGTAACCAAAATAAGCCGCATAGGTGGTGAATTGCCGATAGGCAAGAGGAGGAAACGGCGGCAGGCTGATTAATTCGTTTACGAGCGTAGCGAAGTGATTTAATTAGGATGGTGATAGAGTTTCCTCCTGATTACTATCTTATAACACAATAATAATAGGTGGCGAGATCCATTCCGTTACACTCCATGGCTGTCGCTTCACCTTCATCCACAACATAAACCGTTGTGTCTGTCATTTATATTGTCATTAACAATAAAATAATAAGGAGATATGATTAATATTGGAAGTTCTTTCGAGTCATATTAATGTTCTTAAAAGAAATAAGCATACTCTGAACAATATAGAGTTAGCAACTACATATCCAAGCCTTTACAAAATTATTCATAAGAATGTAGATGAACTTATGGTATTACATGAATTAGCAATCGAAAATTCAATGAATTTAAAGCAGTTGGATGGTGATGGGGATGTGATATTCTATTTTTCTCTAAGAGAAATAACTGAGCTGCTTAATAAGGTATCTGTTGATAAGGTGTCTAAGCAAATCAATCAATACGTGTATCTTGGATTGTTAAAGAAGATTGATCCTGATAATCTACCCACAAAGATGAAGTTGGATGCAGCTAAATTTCAACACAGCAATAAGTATAAATATAAGAGAAACTTCTATTCAATTCCGTCCTATACTGTTGGTGTGAGGAAGTATGCAGATGAAAAGTCTTCAGAGTGGAAACAAAAAGGATATGTCAAAAAGGAATTTACACGAGAAACATTATTGAGAGGTCATGGAGAGGAAGAAGCAAACAGGGTATTCCCTCAAATGAAAGGAACCCAAATTTCTAAAGATAATGACAATGTAGCAAAAGAGTTAATGAGGGTTGGATTGATTCTCATTGAGCAGAAAGGATGGACAACAGAGAGCGAGATTGAGGAGAATATTCACCTGTATTGTAATGATCGCAAATGGTACAAGTCATATATGATGAAGACAATTCGATCCGAGTTTTGGGATTCGTATGGATTGATTAAGCAGAGTTTAAATAAGAAGTTGGCTGAGAAATATAACATAGAAATACCTGTAAATGAACAAGGCAATAAGATGTACCCAAAAATCATACATAGAATAAACTAGAATCGTACGTATTCCAAATATAATAAAATAATAAATACAAAGGAGTATTATAAATGAAAAACAATAAATTTGATAAATCTGCTTTGGAGAATTACCTCGATGAGCGTATCAACAAAAGACTGTATAAGAAAGATCAAGTTGAATTAGCGAAAATGATTTACTTAACTGATGCTGGACACAAGTTACAGAAGGGGTACAAGTTAATCAATGAATACTTCAATGATAACAATCTACTATACACCATCAATGGGATTTACTTTGACAAAAGATCAACGTTGAGTGATGGATCTGTTAATCCAAACTATAGAAAAGGATACTGGCTCATGGCTAAGTATACTGTAAATTAATCAATAACACATAAATAATACTGGAGGTTTTAAATATTAGCCTAGATAAACAATTCATGATCTACTCTTTTGATACTAAAGATTTCTATAATAAAGAAGAGAAGGATATTTCGGGAGGAATGAGCCTACTCAGACAACTTATTACATTCCAAGAGTCACGAAAAGAATTTTATGAGATGTCTAGAGAGGATCAATTTAAATTTTTAGATAATCTCGAAAAAGAGATTAACAAGTCAATTAAAAATGGATATAAGCCCAAGAAACATATTTACGATTACTACATAGACAAATATGAATACGAAGAAATTCTGAGAAGTTTAAAATATTGCAAAAAGATGCGCGAAGTTTTGAAAAAGCAGTTCAAGCAAAAGTTAAGTTCTAACACTTCAACAAGAGTATTAAGAGATGATGCAGTTAAAGATTCCAATTTGATTAGTGTTTTCGATTCTGTTTTAACAAGAACAATTGGATTAAATCAAAAAGAAATCTCAAAAGACATTATCATTGTTGAGACAAAATACTTTGAAGTCTTGGATAGCTTGATTGGAAATGGATTTATGTATCAAGACAAAAAATACATATGCTATACTGCATCTGCTGGTCAGATTAGAACAAAGAAAACTGTTTTCATAAGAGAAGACTTGTATAAACAACATCAAAATAGTCTGATGTGCGGATTACTGTGGGAGGATATCAATAAGCGTAAAGGGATTAACGTTAACAAGTATCTTGCCTATCTAGCACTGTCCAACTCAGCAACGGATGAATGGAAAGATTTTAACATCGATAAAGTAATCGTAGTTGATGATTTTGAATCTCTTGTTAATTGTGAAGTTGATTACATTGATCACGAGACATTTGAAATTGAGCGTAAATTTATGGATGTTCCTATTGAACATACAGATGGTTGCGGTATGATGTTGCCAAAAGTAAGCAGAAAAGCATTTATGCTACGTGCTCCATGGATGAAAGGACTGATCGTACCGTTTCCCTTTGATAAATTTGTGCGAGAAAAAAACAAAGAGGTTGGTTCTGGTCGATACGGAAAAGTAAAAGACATTTATGGCAAAGAGTATCATCTATTAAAAGACGGAATTGAAATTGTCTTAACAAAGAGCCAATTTAAAAACTGGAAGTATTATGATTCATGGGATGATTATAAAGAGAAGTTTAAAAAGCATAATTGCCAAGTGGGAATCTGTAATATAGAAGATGACCATCCCAAGAAAGCTAAACTGAATTATCAAATGCTTCAAACACTGACGGATATGACCGAAGAAGAGTTGACCAGTATCAGTAAAAAGACTATTGATAAAATTAAAGCAATTGGTTCAGATAAAGATACAATGCTAGAGGTTTTAGGAGTTACAGAACACAACGCAAACAAGAATAGTTACCAAAAAGCATTAGAAATCTACCCTGAGTTGCTTAAAGACGTACATAGCAAAGAAACACTTAAAAAAGTTAAGAAGAGCATTGTACAGAAGGCCAAGGGAGGGAAGTTGCACATAGACGGTAAATACACATTTATTGCCCCTGATCTGTATGCATTTTGTGAGTATTTAATTTTAGGAGATAAGAACCCTAAAGGGCTTTTGCGGAATGGAGAAGTATACTGTTCTTTATATGGTGACGGGACTAAACTGGATTGTTTAAGAAGTCCTCACTTGTACCGAGAACACGCAATCCGTATTAATAAGATTGAGAAAGAAATGAAGCGTTGGTTTATCACTAAAAGCGCATATACAAGTTGTCACGATCCAATTAGTAAACTTCTTCAATTCGATGTCGATGGAGATAAATCACTGGTCTGTCGTGATGAATTAGTTGTTGAAATAGCAGAACGAAACATGGATGGAATTGTTCCTTTATACTATGAAATGAAAAAGGCAGAACCGGAGCTTTTAAATAGTAGAACTATATATAAGGGGTTAGAAGCAGCCTATAAGAATGGAAACATAGGTAAAACAAGCAATAACATATCTAAGGTTTGGAATAGTGATAAAGTAGATTTGGATATGATCAAGATACTTGTTTGTGAAAATAATTTTGTTATTGATTATGCTAAAACCTTGTATATGCCAAAAATTCCAAAGGAGATAGACAAGACCAAAAAGAAAATCACGAAACAAAAACTTCCACACTTTTTCAAGTATGCGAAAGATAAAGAAGTGGACAAAGTACAATTTAAAAATGGGAGTATCGTAAACATGCTTGATCATGTAATTCCGAATACGCGGTTAAACTTTGGGTCAACAGGTTTGGGGAATTTCAATTACAAAGTTCTTATGAGTGGGAAAATACATAAAGATAATACTTTGCGAGATGATATTGTCAAGGTTTACACTGAAAGAGATTTAAAGAAGTATAAAATGGATTTCGATCAGGCAAATGCCGATTGGACAGGGGATAATCTCCCGATTTATCAAATCATAAGAAATGAAATCATTAGTGTAGGTTTAGATGTAGAATACATAGTAGACGTACTGATTGAATTCCTTTACGAACATAAGAAAAGTAGCTACAAAACGACATTGTGGTCATGTTTTGGCACTGAGATTTTAGATAATATCAAAAACAACATTAAAGATAAATCTTTACAATGTGAACGTTGTGGTGAGAGAACAGAAGTAAGGGGAGGTAGCAAAGGCAACAATACAAAATACTGCGTTGCTTGCTCAGATATCATAATAAGAGAAAAGAAAAGAGAGTGGGCGGCAAATAACAGGAATAAAAATACGTAGAAAGTTCAGAAAACGCTGTAACGCTTGATACATAAGGGTTTATGGCTCATTCTTAGAGTCTAATAACAATAAAATAATACGAAAACCCTTATGTATCAACGGTTTTTTCGTTTTTCCTTAATGGTGTTTAAGGGAGAGAGAAAGGCTACTTTACAAACAAAAAAAGCATGAGTATTTCTCCCTACCTTTTTTATTCATCAGATTTGCAATAGCAACACCCCGCATAGCATAGCGGATCTTTTGTTAATTTTAGACATGAATTAATAATTGCTTTAGATTTACTCAAAAACCGAGCCAACTATCTCTCCTCCAAGAATAGTTGGCTCATCCTATTTTCTATTGTTAGTTGAATATTTTGAATTGAATACTGACCTAACAATAGAATCATTACATTAGAAAGGTGATTCTAAAATGACAGATAGAATATTGAAAGAACCAGAATACATGACGTGCCTTGATTGTGATTCATCTTGGAAAGTAAGTACTAATACTTATTATGAACATAACAATCCATTTGTTGGAACTAAGTATTACCCGTTGTGTAAAAAATGCATCAAAAAGTATTTGAATGGTGATGAACACACTAAGGAAAAGCGTGTTCAAACAATTCTACAACAATTGAATCGTCCTTGGATACATGATCAGTGGGAAAAGAACAATTGCGATTGGGGTAGGTATATGCGGCACGTATCTTCTCTGAATAATGGACACATGACCTTTATAGATAGTGAGTTTGAGACCTTGAAACAAGTAGATATGCCATCTGATAAGTCATCGACAAATGATGAACTTGTTGACAAGTGGGGTTTGGGTCATCAACCAGATGAGTATATCGCTTTTGAAAAGAAGTTTGATTTTCTTAAAAGGGATTATGCATTAAGAAATTCTATGCATGAGGAAGCATTAAAAAAGTACTGTCGCTACGCAGCGAAAGAAGAATTCGCTGTAGTTAATAACGATTTCAAAGGAATTGAAATGTGGTCTAAATTGGCTAATAAGGCAGCAGAGGACGCGAAAATTAACCCAAAACAATTTACTAAAGCTGATTTAACAGATGGTATTGATAGCTTTGGCGAAATGAGCAGAGCAGTTGAGAAGGCAGTAGATGTTGTTGAGATCCTTCCTAGATTTATTCAAAGAGCGAACGATAAAGTAGATTTCACTATTTGGTGCTATGTTAATTACGAAAGAGATCTACATGGTTTGCCATTAGTTGATTATAAGGAAATTTACAAATTCATCGAAGAAAGAGAAAAGGCATACGATGAAGAAGTTGGCTTGATTGAATCGAGTGATACAGCGTGACAAATGAATATAAGAACAATATAGAAGAGCATATTGATAATTATAAAGACTTTATAAGTTGGTGTAGATGGAATCCAGACCTATGGTATGACTTAATTACACCAGAAACAGGAGCAATTAAACTTGATCTTGATCAGCGTGTATTTCTAAGATGTATTACTAGATTTGTGAGTACATACGGTGTGTTTCCGCGTGGTTGGAGCAAGACGATGCTAGAAGTTATGGGAATGGTGCATTGTGCCATCTTCTTTCCAGACATTGAAATCTCAATGACAGCACAAACACAAAGTAACGCAAGCGATCTACTTAAAGATAAGTGGTACGAGTTAGTTAAGTTTTATCCATTATTAAAGGATGAAATAACGAAACCGCCATCATTTACGAAAGATAATGCAGAGATCCATTTTAAATCTGGAGGAAGAATCGACGTACTTGCCAACGCACAATCGAGTAAAGGTCAGCGTAGAAAAAGGTTACAGATAGAAGAATCTGCACTACTAAATAACAAACTATACGAGGATGTACTAGAACCTATTCCAAACGTTCCAAGAAGAACAATTGGAAAGGAAGCAGTAATAAATCCTCAAGAGATGAATGGACAAATAAATTTCTTTACTACTGCTGGCTTCAGAGGAACCGATGAGTACGAGCGAAGCTTAAAAATGGTCAAAGAGATGATAGAGTTAAAAGGGAAAATTGTACTCGGTTCTGATTGGCAACTGGCTGTAAATTATGGTCGAGGTGAACCAAAGTCAACTATTCTAAGCAAGAAAGAGAACAACAATCCAACTTTCTTTGCCCAGAACTACGAAAGTAAGTGGGTAGGGAGTAGTACAGGCGCCTTGGTTGATATTCGTAAGTTGCTTGAACTTAGAACTTTAAAAACTCCTGAATTGTCTTCGGATGGAAAACATGAATATATTCTTTCTGTAGACGTAGCGAGATCGCTTCAGAATAATAACAATGAAACCTCTGTAGTTCCGTTAAAGTTAATTAGGAATAGTAATGGGAAAATTATTAGAATTCAAATGGTTAATTTGATTAACTTTAAAAATGGATTGAATTTTAAAGAGCAAGGTATCCAAGTAAAACGAATAAGGAAGAAATACAATGCTAGTGCAGTAGTCGTTGATGGCAATGGTCTTGGAACTGGTCTAATTGATGAGTTGCTGAGAGAAGTTATTGATCCAGAAACAGGCGAGAACCTAGAATGTTGGGATACTATAAATGATAATAGAGAACCAGAAATAAGTGGATCTCCGAAATATGTATACAATTTTTTGGGTCAAACATTTAACAGCAATGGCATAGTAACATTTATGGATATGGTTGAGTCTAAGAAACTGGAGCTTTTAGAGAAAGACACTACAAACAAATTAGATGATGTTGATTATGCTCAAAAAGAATATCCGTTCATTCAAACAGATCGATTAATCGAAGAAGTGTCAAACTTAAAATTAAAACCAGTACAGAATAATAAATATTCGGTTGAGCAGGTAGTACGAAAGATAAATAAAGATAGGTATTCAGCTTTAATGATGGGACTGTGGTATATCGATACATTCTTAAATAAAACAGTTGAACAAGTCAAAGTTGATCCCAAAAGGATGTTCCTATTTAAGAAAGCTAATCTATATGGTAAGGAGGGAAGATTTTGAGTGAAGAAATTCCCGCTTCGAAATATTTAGAAATTTTCAAGCAAATGAAACTTATTAATGTTGGAAGCAATAATAGAAGAACGTCTATTGTTAATACATACACTAAAGACGAAGTTAAAGATTTATTAAAAACAAGAGAAAATAGAAAAAGTCAGCAGAAATTACGAACTATCAGCAAGAACCTATATGAAGCTTCTGGTCACTATAAGAGCTTAATCAATTACTTCTCAACTCTACATACAATGGATCATATTGTTGAACCTCTTTCCGTGGACATTAATAGTGTCAACGTAAAAAAGTATAGGAAAGAATATGAGGAATATTGTAGAGCGATTGAGCAAATGGATATAGCAAACTCATTTTCTGAAGCCAGAATGATTGCATATATGGAAGGGGTCTTTTATGGATACGCTAGAGTAAGTAAGGATGGGTTTTATATCCAGAAACTTGATCCTGATTACTGCAAAATAAGCGGTATAAACTCAAATAATGGTTTGCTTGTGTATTCCTTCGATTTTTCTTACTTCGATATCAATCCCTCACAATTTAGCTCTTTTCCTGATGAATTCAAAACGATACATACAAGAGTTTCAAGTGGAAATCAAAAGACAGATAAGTGGGAAGTTATTGACTCACCATTTGCAGTTTGTATTAAAACGTCCATTGATTACAATCCAACACCAGCTTTCGCGAGTGTATTTGAAGGTATTTTAGACATTGCTGATTTTAAGAGCTTAGCAAAAACTAAAGAAGAAATAGATAATTTTATGTTGCTTCTTCAGAAAATTCCGATGAAACCAGATGAGGCTAACAAGTATATGTTGGATGCTGATACAGTATTTGAAATGGATGAAGCTTTAAGAGAAAACACTCCAGATCAAGTAAGTACTGTAACTGGCCCAATGGATATCACTGCTATTAAGTTTGAGAAAGATTCATTTGATAAAAATAAAGTTGGTCAAGCAACTGAGCAATTATGGGAAGAATCTGGAGTTTCAGGTTTACTCTTTAATACCAGTAGCAACACTACAACTGCTTTAAAATATTCTCTAACAACAGACGAAGCTTCGGCTTTTAGATTAATTAAGAATATCGAAGTCTGGTGTAATGCTTATTTGCTTTTAACCCTTAAAACTAAGTATCCTTTCAAGCTAGATATTCTCCCCGCAACAAAACATAACCGCAATGAACTGCTAGAATCAGCCTTGAAAGCTGCCAATAGTGGATTCTCCACAAAGAATGAAATCATGGCTCTACGTGGCTACTCTCCAAATGCTGCAACAATGAACTCTTTCCTAGAAAATGAAATTCTAAACCTTCCTGATAAACTCATTCCTTTGTCTTCAGCTCATACATCTAGTTCCGATTCCAGTAAAGGGCAACCTGAAAAGCCAATTGAGAAATTGTCTGAAAATGGAGTTAAAACAAGAGAAAATGAGTCCAACGAAGATGTGTAAAGGAGGTGAAAATAATAAGTAAGGTAATTAGATTTAATGTTCAGATGGAGAATGTTGAACAAGTAGATTCCAGATTCTCAAAATGTAAGATTCGAGTTTTGTACGCTGGATTGAATAGAAACAACACATACATATCAGAAAAAGTTATCAATGAAGCTGCTTCAAGTGCATTCAATATGCCTATTGTTGGTGAGTACGATTCATACTCTGAGAATTTTGAAGGTCATGGTGGGAAGATTGATGTAACAGGCGAAAAGCCAGAGTACGTTGAAACAACCATTCCTTATGGGTTTGTGCCCGAAACGGCTGAACTATATTGGGAAGAAGTAACCGAAGATGACGGTAAAGTGAATAAGTACTTTGTCATTGATGGTGCTTATTTGTGGACTGATAGATATCAGGAAGCTGCTGAACTACTAAAAAATGAATTCAATCAATCGATGGAAATCAAAAACATCGAGGGCAACTTCTCAATGATCGATGGTAAAAAGGTATATGAAGTTAAGAAATTTATGTTCTTAGGCTTCTGCATTCTTGGTATCAACAAGGAGACTGATCCACATGGACATGTTGAACCTTGTTTCGAGAGTGCTTCAATTGTGGGGTACTCCTTGATTAATACAGAGTTTAAAAAAGAATTCAAGAATATGGTTCAGGAAATTATATATTCGTTGAAAGGAGAAGGTAATTTGAAGAATAAGTTTGCGCTAACTGCAACTCAAATGTTTGCAGAAGCTGAAAAAGAAATTAAAGCCTTGGGTACATATACTGATCCCTATTGGGAAATGGATATTCAGAAATACTACTTGGTTGATATCGATTCTACCAATTCTAATGTGATTGCCTTTGATAACCAAAAGCATCAACTCGTAGGAGCTACGTTTAGTATTGATGGAGACAAGTTTACTATTGATGCAGAATCTATCAAGAGATTTAAAGTAGATTACACACCAATGGATCTTGACGTTGAAAGTAATTTTTCTTTGGCTGGATTCTCTGACTTTGCAAAACAAGTTAAAGAAAACACAGAAATCAAAGTGAAATCTGATTATGAAAATAAAGTTGTTGAGATTGAGAACAAATTCGAACTTCTTCAACAGGAATACGAAGATGTGAATTCAAAGTATTCCGAAAAACTTGTTGCTGAACGTGAACAAGCAGAAGTCGAACTGTTTGAACATTTTTCATCTGAACTTACAGAAGACGAGATGAAGGCAGTAAAAGAAGACAAGGCCAACCTATCGCTTGATGATATTGAGAGTAAATTGTATACGTTGGTTGGAAAGAAGAAAGCCAAATTCAGCTTTGAGACCAATAAACCAAAGTTTATTGCAGTCAATTCAGATAGCAATATCAATACACCTCAGAGCAAGCAAGATGAATTATTCGATGAACTAATTAACGGAACGCTTTAAAAAGAAAATACATATTAGGAGGACATTATAAATGTCAGTAAGATTGGATAAGGTTCAAGCCACCTATAACGGCAATATCGAAAGTATCATTGCAACAGTTGATTTGAAGAATGGGGCTGCAATCACCATCGGTGGTTTGGTAGATGGTCACCGTGAAGCTGTAATTGGAGCAACACCAACTGATGTAACAATTGATGAAGTACTTTTGGTAGCTTCTCCCGAGATTGTTTATGACAGCAGAAAACATAATATTCATGACTTCATTAATATCAAAAACAAACCTCTTCGTGGATACCACTACACTATCGGTGATACTGTCACTGTAACAGACGATATGCTAGATGGAACGAGTGTTAAAAACCAATACTTGATCCCTGTGAACGGGTCTTCGAAACTTAAAGCTGCTGCTGATTTGTCGGACGGTACACGTTTCGCTGCTAAAGTTCTTGAAAAAGTAAAGCTTTATGGTGAACCAGCAACACGATACAAAGTAGTAAAAGTCTAAACGAAAATAATACATACGGAGTGAACAAATAAATGAAAAATAAAAAACTTATTGATATCGGTGTAGCACTTGCAAAAGGTGCAACAGGTAGCTTCTCAAAAGAAGAATCTAATGAAAAGTATAGAGAGCAACTTAACAAATTGAGCGGTTCCGAAGATGGACGTTTTAACCCTAAAGCTTTTCGTAGGAATCAAATCGAAGTATATGAAATTCTCGAAGAAGTAGTAGATATGCGTGTTGAAGAAGGAATCAAGAATCGGTTTGACCAGTACGTAGATGTACGTTCTGTAAAATTTGGTGATCAACTTTCATTTCTTCCAGAATCGGATGAACTCTTTGAGGTTTCTGAGATTGCCGGGGGTACGAATAACCTGAACCGTCAAAAGCTTACATATGGAAAACCGTTCCAAGCGACAACTGGCTGGGAAGGTGTAAAAATCTATGAAGAGCTAGAGCGCTTCTTGTCTGGATACATTGATTGGGTAGAACTGATTGATCGTGTCGAGCGATCTTTCCAAAACAAAATTACAGAGAAGATTTTTGCTGCGATTAAAAATGCTTACAACAGTCTGTCTGCGCCGTATAAATATGGCGGCACTTGGGACACAGAGCAATTTAATGATATTGTTTCACATGTTGAAGCCGCTACTGGCATGAAACCACTTGTGGTGGGGACTCGAAAAGCAATTCGCAAAGCTGTTCCTGATTTTGTATCAGACAGCATGAAAGATCAGCGCAACGAAGATGGCTACTTTAAGACAGTTGACGGAATTTCCTTTGGAGTGATTCCACAAGCTCACAAAATTGGAACTGACGAATTTGCCATTGACGATAACTTCCTTCTGATTCTTCCAAATGGAAACGAGAAGATTGTGAAGTTGATTTTTGAGGGTGATGCTCTCATCAAGGAAACTAATGGACAAACAAATGCAGACGACAGTCAAGAATATACTGTACGTAAGAAATATGGTGTTGCTGTAGCAACTTCTGCCAAGTATGCAGTTTATCTATTGACATAATCACATTGGGGAGATACTTCTCCCCTTTTATTTTTTAAGACAAGGAGATGAACAAATGGCTGCAAGAAAAACTAAGCCTACAATTGATTTAAATATGTACGTAGATGTGTTCAGTAACTTTGATGGTGTGTTGAATTATACATGCCCAAAAACTAAAGAGTCTTTTATTTTTCATGAGATTGAAGCAAGCGACAGCATGACAGTTGCACAATTGAAAACAATGTTGGCTCAAAAACCTCGATTCTTTAAAGATAGTTGGCTAACTATCAAAGATGAAGAAGTTTATAATTATTTGCGTCTAGAGAAATTTGGATCAAAAGTACTCAATAAAAGTGACTTTGAGGAGCTTTTTAGAGAAAAAGCAGAGAAAATTGAAGAAATTCTCATGAATTTAGAAAATGAAACTTCAAGACAACATGCTTTTGCATATGCGCAAGACGAATATGTGAATGGTCGTCTACGGGATCACTTTGTAATTAAAGCTATTGAAAAAGGTTTGGGAAAACAGCTAGACCCGAACTCTTAGAAGGGAGGGCTAGATATAAATACATTGTTTGAAGAAATCTATGATGTGTTTTTGAGTCAGATAGATGATATTGAATTCATTGAGTCAGATATGGACAACCAGCTCAAGTTTCGATACTTATTGAATGGTATCTCCAAATTTGATAAATGCAAATCAAATCTTAAGGAACGGAATTCAATTGAGTTTCTCACAGAACTGTCCGATCAGGAAATTATGATTCTTGGAAAGCTTATGGTTATTGAATACCTTTCACCCAAGATTATCTCTTATAAGAATTTAGAACAGATGATGAGTACAAGAGACTTTTCTATGACTTCTCAGGCGGCTCACCTCAAACAGCTTATGGATGTTAAACGTGAGATCAACAGTGAAGTAGAAAATCTTATCATTCGATATACATACAACAACATGAAGTTGAGAAAACTGCGATGAGTTACTTAGACAAGTATAAACGCAACAAGCCCAGTAGTCTTAGAGAATTGAGAGTTTCAGACACAAAGAAACTATTCGAAAATCACTATAGAGACACACCTTCATATTTTAAAGTCTCATCTGCTAATAATGATTTGACTTATGAGATGCTAATTAACGATTCATCGGATTTGAAAGATCAGAAGTCATTGACCACTAGTATTGACTCTCTAATATCTTTGGGTGAAACAATTGATTGGAACAATGAGCAGTGGATTGTTGTACATTTAGATACGAACATGGGTGATATCTATAAACGTGGTCGAATGTATCAATGTCTGTCTCAGTTGAAATGGATCGATGATGAGGGTGCAATTCAGTCAACTTGGTTCACATATTATACAAGTGATATGGGAAGTTTAGGCATTAAAGAGGGGAACGTTATTTCTCTTCCTGACGAGACTAGAAGACTGATTATCCAAAATAACGAACATACAAATAAGTTTGAAAAGGATCAACGATTTATCTTTGACAGGTCGGCTTGGGACATCAACTATATTGATAGATTGAAGTCTGGGCTAATCTATATAGTACTGAAGCAGGATCAAATCAATTTAGCAACAGACAATATGGAACTTGGTATTGCTGACTACGATAAATTAGCAAAGTATGAAATCTCAATCTTGAATGGTGATATGCTTGCCATTAAAGTAGGTGACAGTTTACAACTCAATGTTAAAACTACGAAAAATGGAACTCCGGTTGAAATACCTCTTTTATTCACTTCTTCAGATGATTCCGTAGCTTCTGTATCTGATACAGGGCTTGTTTCTGGTATTCAAAAAGGCAGTTGTAGCATCCAAGTTTCAGGCAAGGGTGTTTCAACAAGTATTGAATTGAATATCATTGAAGAATTGACCCCGAATTACACTGCTGAAATTCTTGGAGAAGACAGTATTTACCTCAATAGAACCTCTACTTACACAGCCATATTTAGAAACAATGGATCTGAAATAGCAGACACTTCTAGATTTTGGATTACTGCCTTAGATGGAAAGTCTACTGATTTAGCCGTAATTGAAAGTCAGAATCCTTCCAGTAGGACTTGTGTAATTAAGAGTAATAACAATCGTAAACTTGGAAGTTTTACTTTACATGTTGAGAATTCAAATGGACTATCGACAGGTAAAAAAGACATAAAAGTTAAATCACTAATCTAGAAAGGAGATGTCATTTGAACACTATTTTACGATTCGGTGAAATGAAAGCCGAACAATTTGTTCAGGGAGTAAACAACAACTGGATTATCTATAGTCCACTCCCATATGCAAAACAACATTCTTCCGGTATTGATGATTCAGTTGTGATTAGTGGACTAAACACAAAAGAAATTGTAGATGCCGATTTGGATGTTGCTATTGATCTACAATATGATTACACGTATTCCATTTCAACTGATAACAAATTGAAGATCTCATTTAGTAAGTCGAAACATTCAGATAAGACAAGCGCAATGGAAGCATTAAAATGTGTAGCAGTTACATATGCCTTGGGTAACCTTAAGCCGAACGGTGAGTACTATAAAGTTGTTGCGCGCAATAGTCATGGAGAGGAAGTCCATCGTACAACACCAATGACACTTGATAAGGTCGATAAAGTCATTTCTACATTTGACGATACACGCGACATTAGTGCGAGTGGGTTTTTGAGTTATCATGTTGTACGTGACTTTATTGTGGAGTAGCCATGTCTAGATTTTCTGAGTTGTCAAAATATCGACTTGAAGTTTTAGACAGGTTACTTTCTGATTCAGGGATTCTTAAAGCTGTTATACATAACAATACCAATTTTCTGGATAAGGATATTCCAAATGTTGAAGATGTAGTCTATAAACATATCTATCCTCATCGTTTTATACCTAAGACATCCGATGAGAAGAAGACATATGTCACAATTTATTTTGGTAACTATCAACCTGTAGGAACATCGTTTAAAAGTGGATATGTCACATTTACAGTGCTCTCTCATCAGGATTTGTATCGTACAGACTATGGATGCATGAGAGTTGACTATATCATTCAGAAGATCGATGAGTTAATGAATCAGACTAGAGGTATAGGAATCGGTAAAGTTAAGTTCAGTAAAATGGACGAAGTAAGTTTAAATACTGACTATCATGGGATGTATATTACTTACAAACTACACGATTTCAATTGAGGTGATGTCTATGATTGATCGAATGCAAGCTTTCTTAGGTCATCCTACTAAGTTCAATGACTCATATATTCACTCACCCAACTTAGATGAAATTGCAATCATGGGATATATGGAATACATGATTAAACTTAATTTCTCTTTATTTGATAAAGAAAAAATCCTTCTTGATATGTTTGGAATGGATGAGAAAGAGTATGACTCAATTGAATCTTCTCCTGACTATCATATTTTAACTGACCATCCTCAACTAAGAGAGCACATCATTGATTCAATTGAATTCTTCACAAAGAGCAAAGTTTCATTTGATTCTGATACAGGTTCTTTTTTGATAAATGGAATTGAGTTCATCAATGAAAATACCTACTTAGCATATGTAGATATTATCAAGCAATTAAATGTAGTTGAATCTAACTCAGACAATGGTCGAAGAAAGACAGCTAAAGCAAAGTCATTTCAGGATCGTATTGATTCATTTAAAAAGAAGGTTCAGAAAAAAGAAGACAACTTAGAAATTAAAGATATCCTCTCTATACTGTGCAATGCAGGTATAAATGGAATCAATATATTTAATGTTGGCACACTTAGCATTTATCAGATGTATGAGGAATTTGAAAGATTGAACGTCAAAGAAAGCTTTAGTAGGTTGCTGCCTGTTTGGGCAAATGGACATTTAGGGGAAAGCAATAAGCTACCTGAATGGATTAAAAGAACAAAACTTTGACCTTCGCTCTAAATGAGTTGGAGGTTATTTATATTAGGAGGAATTTATTAATGTTTACAGATGGTCGTTACGGTAATCGTGACATTCTAGATTTGCAGATTATTGACTTCGTAAGTAGCACTCCATTGATGAAAATGGATTATGCCAATACTTCGTCTCTTGAAATGGCATCAAGTCGTGTTTACGCAATGGGAGCAGGTACTCGGCGTATTGCATGGGATGGCGAAAAAACCGCTACCCTTACAGTTGAAACACAAATCTTCTCAATGGAACATTTGGCAATCTTGGCTGGTGAAGAAATTAAGCGCGGCAAGCAGAATGTTTATAAGACAGAGATCTTACAAGTAGGCGTTGGTAACACTGTGACTTTGAAGAAAGTTCCTGTTGGTGATGTAGTCGTATTCCCATTTGTGAATGGTCTTTCTGTAAAAGAAAATCAGACTCACACTGTTTCCGATAAAACAATCACAATTGGAGCAGGAGCTACAGTTCAACCGGGTGATGAAGTTGAGGTTTATTATCAAACTGAAGTTGCTCAAGCGAGTAAATTGTCATTCACTGCAAAAGGATTCCCTAAATACGTGAAATTGGTTGGCGACACTATTTGGATCGATGAAACCAGCACAGAGGAAGTTGGATCACAAATGGTGTTCTATAAAGCCAAAATTCAACCAAACTTTACTATCTCTAATAGCGCTGAAGGAGATCCAAGTACACTCACCCTTGTATTTGACCTCTTCCCTGCAAAAGTAGAGGGCGTAGATACTTTGATTGACTTGATCGTTTACGATGACCAAGACTAAAAATACATAAGATTTAATTTAGATTAAATGATGGACAGGGCTAGTCTCTGTCCTATCTTTTTAGGAGCGACTACACAATATGAGATATGTTAATATGGATCACTTCTATGAAAACCAAGGAATGCTTACAACTTGGATTAGAAATGAACTTGGGGCAACCGTTAATGATGTTAGTAGGCTGTCTTCACTTACAGTGAAAGAGATTGAGGATTTTGAGCAGGGTTATACAAGTAACAATGAGTATGATAAATGTCTCAGAGCACTAATTGAATATGCAGGAGAAACAAATCAATCATTTACCGAATTGATGTTCCGTCTGTACGATGTGAAGTCTAGATAAAATCTAAATTTGATGAAGACAGAAGTTACCTTGTAATGGGTGCTTCTTTTTTGTGTTTAATCAGGAGCAACGATTCGAAGATAACTTATACGGGAGTGAATATATATGGCAAATAAAATTACATTGGAAACAATTGATAATTTAAAAGAAATCAAACAAACAAAAGATATTCAAATAACAGATGTCCATGGGAATACATACGATGTTCAATTAGATACATTTTTCTATGAGTCAAAGGTGGAGAAAATTGCATCAGACTATCTTGAGCTATTGATTGAATTGAATAAAATGACAGACGTAGACAATGAGAAGGTGCGTCAGACATTCAAACTAATTTATGTAATGGTTCTAAGAGAATTCACTGATATTCCAATTCCAACTAAAGCTAATATCAATGATCTGATAGGGCTGTCCGTTTCGTTGGGAGATAGTGGGATCACGAATGAGGTTATGAAGTCGATTCCCAATAAAGAGTTTAGAAAAATTGAAAAGAAACTAAAAGAAGTAGAGAAACAAACCAGCAAAATTATGGCTGAGGTTGTTGCAAAAACTACTATCTAATCCTTGGGGGTGACATAAGTCATCCCTATTTTTTTTATTAAATTTATAAGGAAGTGTATAGATGTCTAACGAGTCCATGCGCATACTCATTGACGCAGGATTGAACTATAGTAGTTCAATTAAGAATATCAACGATGGGATAAAGGCGTTATCCCAATCTAAATCCCTTCAAACATTGAGTTTGAAAGTAAATATTGATCCTAGCTTTGTGAAATCTGTAGATGGATTCATTAAGGCAACACAACAATTAAATAAGGCACTGGAACAGCAGAACAAAGTTGTCAACGAAACAGTTAAGACAACAAAGTTGTTGGATGGTTCTATTGAGAAAGTCACTGAACGGCATCTGGCTAATGGTGAAGTGATCACCAAGACCAACAAAAAGATTGATGAGAATATTAAACGTGTTCAAGATGAAACAAAAGCATTTAATGATCAGGCTAAAACACTCAAGCAACTTGAAAAAGAATTAGATGGTTATGGAAAAACAAGCTCAAAAGTAAACAAAAACAAGGCTGGAGAAGTTACGGGTTACAGTAATACATACCAAAATACTACAGGTCAAAAAGTAACCGTAAACAGTGATGCAGACGGTAACATTAAGAATTACAATCAGCTTAATGACTATATAAAACAGCAACAGGAAATGACTCGTGTTGCCAACGAAGAAAGTAAGATAAGAAAGCAAATAGCAGATAATGAAGTTAAAGCTAATCAGAAGGCTGCCAGTGATCGACTAGCCATTGATAAAGCGCATGGTGCGGCAATAACCGAAAACTTAAATAGACAAAAAGCTGTTGCTGATATGGAATCAAGAATTTCTGCTGCTCAATCTAGATACAAAGGCAATTCTTCTGCTGTTGCTGAGTTGACAGCTTTGAATGCTCAATTAAAAGATGTAGGTAAGGTCAGTAACTATAAGAATGCATTAACAGAGTTGCAGACCAAACTTACACAGATTACATCTCAGGCTAAACTAAGTGCTCAAAGTGTGAACGGACTTGGAAACCAATTTAGTCATGCAACTCAAAAAGTTGCTATTTGGTTAGGTGCCACAGCAGGAGTATTTGCTCCAATCAGATTGTTGAGAAGTGGTCTTCAGGATATTTATGAGATGGATAAAGCAATGACTGATCTCATGAAAGTTACTGATGAGACTGCTGCCACATATAAGAATTTCCTTCAAAGCTCATCTGCTATGGCTGATTCTATCGGTAACACCACGATCAACTTGGTTAAATCTAGTTCTGCATGGGCTAGGCTAGGCTATGACATTCAGACAGCACAAAATATGGCGAAACAAACTTTGGTTTATCAAAACGTAGGTGATATTGCTACTCCAGAAGAAGCATCGCTTCAACTTATTTCTTCTATTAAAGGTTTTGGTATAGAGGTTGATAAGGAAGCTCAGAATGTTGCCAGAATTGTTGATATTTATAATGAAGTTGGTAACAAGTTTGCTATCTCCACAGACGGTATTGGTCAAGCCGTACAACGTTCCGCATCGTCTTTATCTGCCGCAGGAAACACAATTGAGGAATCGGTGGCGCTTATCACCGCTGCTAACACAACTGTGCAAAATACAGCAAAAGTTGGTAACGCTCTTAAAACTATTTCAATGCGTTTGCGCGGTGTAGATGAAGACGGTCAAGCTGTTGATGGTCTTTTACCTTCATTGGAAGACAAGTTTAATTCAATCGGCTTATCGCTTAAGAAAGACGAAAAGACATTCAAAAGTACATATGAGATTTTCAGAGATATTAAGAGTGTATGGGGCGACCTAAGCGATATTCAACGTGCAGATATCATCGAAGCTTCCGCTGGTAAAATGCAGGGCAATATTGTTCAATCCATGATTGACAACTGGAACGATGCAGAAGGGGCACTAGAAGCGGGACTTAATTCGTTTGGATCTGCTGCCAAAGAAAATGCGGCATTCTTGGAAAGTATGCAAGGACATATTGCTCAATTTAAAAATGCTGTTTCTGACTATTGGGGCAATAGCGCAAGCAGAGATTTCCTAAATAGTATTATTGATACTGGTACTAAACTGGTTAAAGTATTGGGTAATGTGGGCAGAACTGTAGGGATTGTTGGCGGTCTATTTGTTGCTTTTAGATATCGTGCTATTGCCGATACTACAATAAGTTTGTATAAATGTATTGCTGGTTTATTTGCTACCAAAGCTGCAATGGACACAACTGGTGATTCTGCTGGTAAAGCAACAGTAAAGATGACGATGTTTCAACGATCATTGGGTATCATTGGCTTAGTTACAGGAGCTGTCTCCATTCTAATTGCGGTATTTTCACAACTTGAGAGCAGATTAGATAAGGTAAACGATACGATTGAGAAAACGAATCGTAAGCATGAGGAACTATCTGGAGAATTGCAAGATGCAACATCCTACTATAAAGAGAACTACAATGAAATCTCAAATAACGTAGATGTTAAGAACAAATTGTTCGAACTACAAAATAGATTGATTGATACATATGGAACAGAAGCAAGTGGATTAGATTTAGTTAATGGTAGATATGATGAGCAAATAGCAAAACTTGATGAACTGCAACAGAAGAAACTTAAGAATGAGATTGACGACAATCAGTTTCTTGTGAATACTCTTAAAGATCAAAAATTCTCAACTCCTGAATTGGGAAACAAAATCTCAGACATTGCATCCTTCTTTGGCAAAGGGGAACAGTCATACAGGTTGGCTGATGGTGGTGGATTTGGTGATCTGGGTATTGAAGAATACTATAAGAAATTGTTAGATCTTCAAGATAAGCTCAGAGAGAACAATACTGACATCTTTGCATCGTCCTCGTTAATTCCAAAAACACATCAAGAATGGCAGAATGCCCTTGATGCTGTTGGAAGTAAGCTCGATGAACTTGAACCTTCCATGACCCAAATCAACAAACTAGAAGAATCAAAGAAGAAGTATATTGAGAATAATATAACTGCTCAACAGGATTACAATGATGCACAGAAAAATCTATTCGATACGGTTAGTAAATCCTTGTCAAAACTTCCTACTGACAAGTTTGAAGAAGTTATCAAAAACGCTTCTGCTGAAATTAAAAACTTTGACGGAGCCAATCTTGAGAAGACAGTTGCAACTATCGCAAGATTCGGACAATTAGAAGGCAATCCAGAGGTTGTCCAAAGTTTATATGATATATTCAGCAATGCTAAACAGGCATCCGATGGAATGTATCTCTTTGGAGAATCCTCAGCTAGTGCAACTGAAGAAGCAAAAAAATATGCTGATGCTGTAAATGAAACTATTGGTGAAATTGGCGAACTGAATGATACACTATACAATCTGTCCAAGGGACAAACGTTGTCTTCAAATGAGATGAATAATCTTATTCTCAAGTATCCTCAACTGTCTAAGAATGTAATTAAGCTCAAGGATGGATACACAATTGAGAAGTCAGCATTAGAAGCTCTCAAGAAAACTAAAGTGGATTATTTCAAAACTCTCGACACTCTTGGTCAAAAAGAGGTCATTGGTAACAAACAGGCACTCGTTGACAAGATGAAAATCTGGGGGATTGAGATTCAAGCCCTTGGCACATTGGCTGAATTGAATGCTGCTAAGGCTCTAGTGGATCAGAACATAGCATCTGAAGTTGTTGTTGAAGATTTAACAGGAAAAGGTATCGAGAATCAAGCTGTCATAAATCAAGCCAAAAAAGCCGCAACGGAACTTGCAAACCCATACAAAGATTTACTCGATAAAATCTATAACATAAATACAACATTTCAAACAATGCTTGGATCGCTTGATAGTGTGGGATCGGCAAAAGAAAAAGATAAGAAGACTACAGAAAAATTAAACAATACATACACCGACACCAATGAGATTCTAACTGAAACTCAGAAACAGTTTATCAAATTGGCTGATGCAATCAAGAAGGTTCAGAATGAGCGCAATACAATGGTTAAG